CACTCAGTTTGTATCTACTACAGATACGATTGACTGTTTGATTGCAGGTGCTGCTCCTGCTACAGGAAGATTACGAGCTTACGCTTGTGTAATCGACTGTAATGACGTAGGTGCATCTGGTAAAGCTGCTGATGTCGATAGAGACCAGCTAGCTTAAATTTAAAATATGTTGAAGCCACTTCGGTGGCTTCGACTAACTTAGGGTGAGCAATGGCAACGTATTTAGCATTAACTAATAGTGTTTTAACTAGATTAAATGAAGTTGAACTTACTTCTTCAAACTTTAGTTCTCCTAGAGGAATACAAACCCAAGCTAAAAATGCTGTTAATGAGGCAATACGCTATATTAACCAAAAAGAATTTGGATTTCCTTTTAATCACTCTACTAAGACACAAACATTAACTGCAGGCGTAGTAAGATATAGTATACCTACAGATGCAAAACATGTTGATTATAATACAGCACGACTTGTTAAGGATTCTGACCTAGCTTCTTCAGGAAGAAAGCTGACTAATCTGAATTATAATGAATATGTTTCTAAAGAATACATAACCCAAGAAGATGAAATAAATTCGACTACTGCTGCGGAAGCAATAGATTCTTCTGAAACAGAAATTGACTTAACTAGTGCTACAGGATTTGACAGTTCAGGAACAGTTTATATTGATAATGAACAAATAAGCTACACAGGAATAAGTACAAATACTCTTACAGGATGTACTCGTGGGGCTAACTCCACAACTGCTGCATCACACGATAATGGCACTACAGTTACCCAGTTTACTAATGGGGGAACTCCTCAATTAATTGTAAGAACTTTAGATAACAATTATTTACTGTACCCTGTTCCTGATAAATCATATTCTTTAAAGTATGATTATTTTACTTTTCCTAGTGACTTATCAGCACATGGCTCTACTCCATCAATACCTGACAGGTTTTCGCCTGTTATAGTAGATGGTGCAACAGCACTAACTTATCAATATAGGGGAGAAACTCCCCAATACCAACTTAACTTTGCAAGATTTGAGCAAGGTATTAAGAATATGCAGAGCTTACTAGTTAACAAATATGACTATGTGCGTTCTACAGTTATCCTGCAACCTACAGGATACTTTATATCAGCAGGGAACGTAGCTTAATGCCAGACCTATCCCAATTACAACCTGTATCTTTTAACTGCGAAGGCGGGCTAGTTCTTAATAGGTCTACATTTATGATGCAACCCGGAGAAGCTCTCGAATTACAAAACTTTGAGCCTGACATTGAAGGAGGCTATAGACGGATAAGCGGATTCAGTAAGTATGTTTCTGCAGTAGTTCCTCAAACTTCTTCTTCAACAGAAAAAGTTTTAATGGTTGCAACTTTTGGTGATTATGTATTAGCTGCAAGAGGAACGAGTATTTACAGTGCTGCAGCAGGAGGCTCAAGCTGGACAAGTAGGGACAGTGGAAGAACAAGTGCAGCTAAGTATGATTATGAACGATTTAATTTTGATGGCACAAATAAAATAGTTGTTGCAGATGGGGCAAATGCTCCTACAGTGTTTAATGCCTCTTTGACTGCTGCAGATGTTTCTTCGGGAGGTGGAGGAGAAGTTTCAACTTCAGTATCAGGAGCTAAGTTTGTTTCCTCGTTTAAAGAGCATATGTTTTATGCGGGTATGTCAGCGACACCACAAGAGTTAGTATTTAGTGTTCCCTTTGATGAGGATAACTTTGCTACGGCAAGTGGGGCAGGCAGTATCAAAGTTGATGATACAATAACAGGACTTAAAGTTTTCCGTGAAGATTTATTTATTTTTTGCCAGAGCAGAATTTTTAAATTGTCGGGAACGTCTACATCAAATTTTGCAATAACTGCCGTAACCAGAGATATAGGATGTATTAATGGTAATACAATCCAAGAATTTGCAGGTGATTTAATATTCTTAGGGCCAGACGGCTTACGTACTGTTGCAGGTACTGCTAGAATTGGTGACGTTGAACTAGGTACAATAAGTGCAAATGTTCAGTCTATTTTTGACGATAACCTATCTAGTGCTAGCGAATTTGATTCAGTAGTTATTCCTGATAAAACCCAGTACAGAATATTTTTTACTAAGGATGGAACAGGACAAAATTCTACTAAGGGTGTTTCCTGTGTAATGAAAGGTCAAAAGTTTGAATTTTCTGAATTAAGAGGTATAAAGCCTGCTTCAACAGACACATTTGTTAAGTCGGGAGATGTTATAGTTCTACATGGAGATTATTCAAATGGGTATGTATATAGGCAAGAATCTGGTAATGACTTTGATGGAACTGCTATAAATGCAAAGTACAGAAGTCCGGACATGACATTTGGTGATGCTGGAATTAGAAAACATATGCAAAGAGTCATAGTAAACTATGCACCAGAATCAACTATAGATGCAGACTTGTTTTTAAGATATGACTACGAATCTAAAGACTCTTCTAGACCCGCTGCTTATGCCTTAGATTCAAGTGACATTGCTGCAATATATGGAACAAATACATATGGCAGTAGCTCTGACACTCTTGGAACATATGGGGGAGCATCTCAGCCTTTGTTTAGACAACCAGTAGAAGGTTCAGGGTTTGCCGTAGCACTAAGAGTAAATGATGGTGGCACAACTGCACCGTACTCACTCAAGGGATTTCAGTTAGAATATAATGTAGGAGCAAGAAGGTAAATGGGAGCAACATACACAAGACAATCTTCATATTCTGATGGAGATGTTATTACAGCGGCACATACTAATGACGAATTTAATCAGTTATTAGCCGCTTTTGCATCAAGTTCAGGACACACACACGATGGTACAGCTGCCGAAGGTGGACCGGTTACTAAACTTTTAGGTACGTCTATTACAATAGGCGATGGAACTTCAGGTACAGACATTACTGTTACATTTGATGGGGAAAGCAATGACGGTGTTCTCAAGTGGATGGAGGATGAAGACTACTTTGAGTTTTCAGATGACATACTTGTAGCCTCTACAGAAAAAATACAATTCCGTGATACGGCTATATACATTAACTCTAGTACAGACGGACAGCTTGACTTAGTAGCTGACACAGAAATACAAATAGCTGCCACTACTGTTGACATCAATGGTAACGTAGACATATCAGGTACACTCACTATCGGTTCAGCAGGTATATCCGAAGCTGAACTAGAAGTGTTAGACGGACTAACAGTTTCAACTACAGAAGTAAACATACTAGATGGTGATACTACTGCTACATCTACTACAGTTGCAGATGCAGACAGAGTAGTAATGAATGACAACGGCACTATGGTGCAGGTTGCTGTAACAGACTTAGCTGCATACTTTGACGATGAAATTACAGCTATGCCTAACCTAACATCTGTAGGCACACTTACCACACTCACAGTAGACAATGTAATAATAAACGGCACGACTATAGGACACACAAGTGACACAGACTTGATGACCTTGACTAGTGGTGTAGTAACTGTTGCAGGTGAATTAGATGCGACAACACTTGACATTTCAGGTAATGCTGACATTGACGGTACAACTAACTTAGACGCTGTTGACATTGACGGTGCAGTACAAATTGACGCTACTGTAACTGTTGGTGAAGATGACACAGGCTACGATGTTAAATTCTTTGGTGATACAGCTTCAGCATACATGTTGTGGGATACATCAGCAGATGACCTTATACTAGGTGGTGCTGCAGGACTTGTAGTTCCTGATGGTCAGCTTACATTAGGTAGTACTGCTGTTACTTCTACAGCCGCAGAACTTAACTTACTTGATGGTGTATCTGGATTAGTACAAGCAGACTTTACTAAACTTGCAGCACTAGATGCTACAGCAGCAGAACTTAATATAATGGATGGTGGCACAAGTGCTACATCAACAACAGTAGCTGACGCTGACAGAGTTGTACTTAACGACAATGGTACAATGGTTCAGGTAGCAGTCACAGACCTAGCAGCTTACTTTGATGACGAGATAACTGCAATGCCTAATCTTGTAACTACAGGAGCATTGAGTAGTGGTTCTATTGCTTCAGGCTTTGGTGCTATAGACATTGGTTCTGACAATCTTACAGCTACAGGTACAGTATCATTAGGTGCTACATCCTTTAACGATAATGCTATTACTAACGTAGGTGATATTGCTCTTGACTCTATCAGTGCAGATGGTACAGATATCAATGTAGCTGTATCTGATAACTCAGCCACAGCGTTTACAATTAAACAAGGTTCTGATAATTACCTTGTAATAGACACAGCAAACAGTAGTGAATCTGTAGCAATAGGTACAGGTATATCAGGCACTGCAATATCTATAGGACATAGTACATCAGAGACTACAGTAAATGATAACTTAACTGTTACAGGTAATCTTACTGTAAGTGGAACTACTACAACTGTAAATACAACAAACACAACTGTATCAGATAACTTGTTAGAATTAAATAGTGGAGCAAGCTCTAATTCTAACGATGTTGGTATAATAATACAAAGAGGCTCAACAGGTAATGATGCTCTCTTCATGTGGGATGAGTCAGCAGATAAGTTTGCTTTAGGTACAACTACAGATAATGCAAGCAGCACTGGCAACCTCAACATGACAACAGGTACGCTTGTTGCTAATATAGAGGGTAATGTAACAGGAGATGTAACAGGAGATGTAACTGGAACAGCTACAAATGCAACACATGTAACTGTTGGTGACAACGAAAATGAAGATGAAAGTAATTTAATACCCTTCATTGAAGATGAATCTGCTACAGGAAACGTAGGATTAGAGTCTGATGGTGACTTTCATTATAATCCTAGCACAGGAAGGTTGACAGCGACACAATTATCTGGTACACTGCAAACTGCAGCACAAACAAATATTACATCTGTTGGTACTCTTGGGTCATTAACTGTTGACAATATTGTAATAGACAGTACAACGATAGGGCATACAGGTGACACAGATTTAATTACACTAGCAAGTGGAGTTGTCACAGTAGCAGGTGAAGTTTCAATGACCACCCTAGATATAGGTGGCACAAACGTAGATGCTACAGCAGCAGAATTAAATATTATGGACGGTGGAACAGCCGCCTCTTCCATTACTTTAGCTGACGAAGATAGGTTAGTAACTAATGATGATGGAACAATGAAACAGGTAGCTTTAAGTACGCTT